GGGTCAGTTGTTTCTGTTAATGCGGTTGTTGCTGTTGCCAAGTCATTGTAAATTTGGAAAGTTACAGATGTACCTGGGGATGTTACGCTAACTGGACGCTTGTCAGAAACTGAGCGAAGCATCGGTTGTGAACGTAACGCGAATTCAACTAACTTATCGTAAGCCTGTACAACAAGAGATGTACCGAGCGAACCAGAGTCGGTTGAAGTATATGTATTCGGCATTTACTTTTTCCTTTGGTTATAGTTATGAGCCGTATCCACCACCAGCATTATGAATCATAGCAATGAGTTCATCTTCACTTGCGTTCTGAATCTTCAAAGCCATATCACTTGTGCCAGCAGGGGTTTGGGCGTTAGCAACAACAGAATCAATCTGACGTAGTGCTGCCAAACTTGGAGCCTGTTCGTTATTAGATTGTTCTTGTTGTATACCAAATACATCGCCATATTCTTGTACCCAAGACTCGACAGCAGTTGCTGACGGCTCAATGTCTTGAGGAATAAATTTGGCTACCTTTGGATTAACACCCTTAGATTCCAAAACCTGTGAGATGATGCTTTCACGTTGGCTTGTTCTGAAAGTAGTTAGTTCCGCTTCAAGTTCTTTGATGCGTTTTTCTTTCATTCTTTCAGCCTTGCGAAGTTGCTTCACAAGGTCAGTATCAACGGTGCGAGTATCTTCTAAATCGAAGTCCTCATCATCGTCATCCCAGTTGTTTTGATTGTTGTTGCTCATAGCAACGCTCCCATCATTTTGTTATCGCAAACCTCAAACATATTTGGGGAAATGTGTTTGGCTTTTGCTACCAGACTTTCCGCACACAGGGGCTGGTCAATCCTGTTGTGGTCTATGTGTGGCTAGAAAGTTCCAGCCGTTTTCTGTGCAAGAGAAACACCTGCAACCCCTGCTTTACCAGCAAAGGATGCTTGTTCTTGTTCCATAAGTTTTTTACGCTTCTGTGAAGCCAAACCAAGGAACTGTTCTTGCTCAAGTTCTGTTTGTAAACCTGTTACATTTTCATTATATATACTTGCAAGTCTTTGTGATGCTTCTAAGTTTTTAGAAACCTGACCAAAGCCAACATTTGCTGCAGTCTCTGTGATACCAAGTGAAGCAAGTTCCTCAGCACGTTGACGTGAAACAGAAACATTAGACCTAGCAGCAGAAGCACCAAGTGCTGTAGCAGTTTGACGCTTAGCAAGTTCTGCTTCACCAATAGTTGGGTCAAGAACAAAACTTAAAATCTCTGTATCATCCATACCATAATATGCTTTAATTGTTGCTTTATATTGTGGGTCTGCGGCAGCAATACGAGCCTGAGCATCATTAACTCTTTTAGTTAATTCAGTTGGAGAAATATCGTTAACAAAATATTGTATCATTTTTTCATCAGAGTAAAATGTTGCAGGTAAACCTGGTACATTCTTTAATATTTTTTCATATTGAATTACATTGTTAACAATCTCTGCTGGGCTTAAAATTGCACGATTAGCCTTAGTTAAAGCATCATTATATTTACCATAATATTTAGCAAAAGGTGATTGTTGTTTAACACCGTTAACTGTTATTTCGTTATTAAATAAAATAACGTTTGCGACTGCTTCGGCATCACCTTGATATTCTGATAATAACCCTAAAGCAAGATTGTCAACTTCATTAACAAATGTTTGATTCAAACCCTTTGATGTTAAAGCAGCCTTTAAGGCTTCACGTTGAGAAGTATAATCTTCAGGCTTAGCAGAAGTGCCTGAACTAATAAGACTTTTTACTGATGACCCATCAGAGTAAGTTGTTATCTTATATGTATTACCTGCATCATCAGTGTATTCATAATTGCCAGTTTCAGTTTTAACAGGAATAATAGGTGGTTTTTTAGCAGCATCAGCCTTAGCCTTAGCGTCGGCAGCCTTTTTCTTAGCATCAGCCTGCGCTTTAGCAGCATTAGCAGCAAGGGTAGCAGCAGTTTCAGCAACACGAGTAGTTCTTGCTTGCTGTGCTGCTTTATTAGTAGCAACTGCTTGTTGTACCTTGGAAGGAGGGTTTGGGGTTTTAGCCATTTAACGATTCCCTAATTGTAATTTGCTATCAAATTGAGAGAATAAATCTCTGTATTTATTTTGACCATCAGCAGACTTTTGCCACTCTTTAGTGGCGTAAAGCATTTTAGTAAATTCATTATCATTGGCAACACGATAATTTGAACCATCTTTAACGTTCAGTGCTGAAACAATTAATGGGTCATCGTTTGTAACAGACTCAGGATTTCTGCCAAGAATTTGATTCATAGCATACTTATATCTATTAGTGTAAGGGTCTAAGTCTTTTCCAGCCTTTAAATCATCAGCAATACCAAGGTAAATCTTTGCTGAGTTTTCACGGAAACCTTGAATGATTTCTTTTTTCTTTTGCTCTCTAATAGTAGCATCTGATTCAGAAAGAATATTAACAACAGCGTCTTGTAATTCTGTGTTAGAAAGTTTATTTATACCATTAAGTTTTGCTGCGGCTTCAAGTTCATCAGCAATGCTATCAACAGCACCTTTACGTTCTTTAGTGATATCAATCTTTTTAGCAATCTCTTGTTGTAAGAAACTTGCTTTCTCAATAGCACTTAAACCACCCTCGGTAATGGTTGTGCCATCGGCATAAGTTTTTGTAACAGTTGGTTGACTTTTTTCAAAGTTACGAAAACGACTAATAAAGCCATCTTTTTCTTGAGCAGTTGTTGCTCTACCAAAAGTAACTTTGTAAGCATTGTCAATCATAAGTATAGCATCATTTAAATCAGTTAAGTTGATTGCTTTAGATATGCTTGATAAAACATTTCCTGAACCTGCACTTGAACCACTAGGGGTAATGCCTGACCTAAGTTTAACGTAGTCAGTAATAGTACGGTCTCTAAGTTGAGGATTAACTTGATACGCTGCTTCATTATATGCTGCTTGATATGCAGTATAAAACTTTTTATCTGCTATTAAGTTAATGTTTTTATCAGTACCATAAAAGCCAGCCAATGATAAACTTTTAATAAAGTTATTAAGTTCACCATTTTTTTGCATCTTAACAACTTCAGGAAAAACTTGACTTTGAAATTCTTCAATTGTCATCTTGCCATATTTAGCGTAAGCAACTTGGCTTTGTGATAAACTTTGTTCTTCTCCAGTATAAACATAAGGAAAAGGATTAGGTTGATAACCTGTTCCACCTGTATTGTATTGAAACGTTGGTTGAGCAGGAGGAGGAGTTACTGTCTGTGTTGGAGTTTTCTTTACTAACTCTGTTGCAATAACATATGTTCCAGTTTTTTCATCATATTTTGTAGGAACAACATACTGTGATGGGCTTTGCCCAGCAGTAGAACTTGTTGTTGCTCTTGTAAAAGCGTCGCTGATTTGTTTTTTAATAGTAGGTGAAAACGTTGAACCAGCAGGGTAAACCGTACCAGGAACCCATTGCTCTTTGGTTCTATTGTAATCTTGGTATGCCCCAATTTGGGAGTTCCATTGTTGGGGAACAATTATATCATTAGCCACTATTTATTAACCTCAAGACTCTTAGCAAATACTGATTGGAAAAGGATGTTGAACTTTGGATTGCTTGTAATTAACTGTTGTGCAAGATTATTTAAATCATTTCTAGATGATTCAACTTGCCAATCTTTTAACTTTAATGGTTCTTCGCTAGCGAAACCAAGATTTTTTGCTTGTTCAATAGCATTGTCATATGCTGACAAGAACAATACGGTTTCGTTATAGATAGGTGAATCTTTGAATATTGGGTCAGAAATTGCTTTTCTTAATTCAACAAGTTTATTTTGTCTAGTGCCAACCCTTGTTGTGCCAATAGGTTCAGCACCACCAAACATATTCTTTAACTGTTGTTGCTGTGCTTGGAACCAGTCATCAGTGTATTCGTTATCAATTTGTGATTGACGTATTTGTGATAATGCTGCTTCGTAAACTAAACGAGTAGCACCATCTTCTAATTCGGCTGTGGTTAAACCACGACGACGACCTGATTGGAACTTAAAGTATTCTCTAGAGAACTCTCCACCAGGGAAAAGAAGTGGAACAACATCTGTAGGACCTTCAGCGTAGGCTGCTGCCCTTTCACCATACTTCTCTAAGAAACTATATGCTTCATCAGTTGGTTTACTTGGTCCACCTTCAGTAACTGACATAATGGACAAAATGTTTTTAACACCAAAAGTATTAGCAAACTCTACAACTGCAGCATCATAACTATCTGGATACTTTTCTGTACGGATAGAATCAAATGCTTGATACAATGCTGTTTGGCTCATAAATGTGCCATCTTTGGCTAAGTTGTTAATAACTTTTCTTGGTGCAGAAGGTAATACTGATTGGAACAATGCTGTAAATATTTGGTCCCATCTTGCTATACGTGCAGCATCTTTAAATAGTTTACTCTTTGTTGTTTCGTCAGTAAAAGGATTCTCGCCATACTCACCTGTTGATGCTAAGTAGTTAGCCCAAGGTGCAGTTTTGCGTGCAGTTTTAAGAGTAGCGTCAGTACCTAAAATGCCACCAACTAATTTATTCATCCAAGCAGGAAGAACATAATCTAATGCTGTGCCTTCTGTTTTAGAATAAGGTGTTACATATGTTTTAATAGCAGCAGGTAGTACTCCAAATCCTTTATCCATTTCTAAAATAGATACAGGGATTTGTGCCATTGGACCAAAGCCTGGAACAAATGGGCTAACACCAGAGAAAGCAATGTTTAAGTTCTGGAAAGATGAACTTATTTGTAAGCCTTCAACATCTGGTGCACCTGGAACTGCGCTTAATAAACCACCAAGTAAACTTCCAGCAATAGGATATTTGAAAGTTAGTTCACCTGTTGAATCATCTTTGTATAAGAAACCTTGTTGGTTATCGTGATTCATACCAAAAATATTATAGATATTACTTGAACCTGGTTGTTGTAAACCACGTAATAGTTGTCCAGCACGGTATACTTTAACAGGATTTTGTACTGCTAGTTCAGTCCACTTTTGTAATGTATTATATTGTGCGTTAGCAAATGGAAAGATAATACGTAAAGCAAACAAGAAGTTCTTTTGTCTTGCAGCATCGTAGAATAATTCTTTAACAGCATCACTTGCTCTGGCTGCTGCCATATTATCTACTTCACGAAGTGACAAAGTTCCTACAGCACCACTCTTTTCAGCCTTAGCAAGAGCAGTTTCAATGGTCTTATATACACCTTTTTTGTTACTTAAAGTAATAGGAACAGTACCTATTTTAAGTGTTAGTAGGCTTTTATCTGCTTCAAGTTTAAGTTTACGTAAATCTTCTACACCAAGTAAACCAGCATAACGTGCTGCGTAGTCCCAATACTGCATACGGTATTCAGGTCCAAGAGAGAATTTGTTTTCTATTCTGTTAGAGTTCTTAAAGAACCAATCAACACCTTTATCGTATGAACTGATTGCACCTTTACCTGTGATAACACTATCTTCAATTTTACCTTTGGTAACAATGTTCTTCATATTTAACTTACTATCTGCTGCAGCAAGTTCTTCACCAAATTTATTTAAACCTGATTTGTTAATAATCTTTATGCCTTTAGCATTTGTAGTCATAACTTTAGGCAAGGCTAATAATGTTCCATCAGCAAGAGTTGTTTTCTTACTTGACAATAATTGTATAAGTTCAGTATTGTTACCAGTGACAAGTTTAATTGCTGCAGATACGCTGTACTCTGGGTCAAATAAGTATTGACGCAAGCCATCATCTGTTGCAAATATGCGTTCAAATGGTTTAACCCCAGCATCATCAGCAACACTAACACCTTTCATTGTGTCAATGTGTACTTTTCCTGGACCATTTTTGAAGTATTCAACAATAGCATCTTCACGGTTAATGCCTTTAGGAAGTGTTGCAAGAAACTTCTCTGGCACACCACCAGCAACTATACGAATAATTGGGTCTGTGCTTAGACGACTAAGTTCTTCACCAAGATATCTATGAAAATCTTTTTCCCCATACTTAATATCTTTCCAAACTTGTGATGCAACTTTAGCGATACGTGGGTCAAAGCGTGACATATGACGTGTCATAAATGTTTGATATTCTGCTATTGCAGCAAGACCTTCATCAGCAATATCATCAGTTAATTCGGTATTAAAGTTTTTACCAAATACGTTATTGTCATACTTTGAAATCTTTGAAGCAAGGCGTTGCATAGCATTACCTTTAGGGTTAGAAATAGCCATAGCAATATAACCAAGTGGGTGGTTTAGTATACTGCTATGACCTGATAAGTACTGACGTACTTGCATTTCTCCAAGGTTTCGAAGAACATATGATACACGGAAAGTAAGTTGAAGGCTTCTCCAACGGTCACCAAACTCTGAGTTAATCCAGTCTGATGCTACTGCTGTTCCGTGTTTTGCTTTTAATTCTTTTGCTTTAAGTACAGCCTTTTGTAATTCTTTAGATGAAGGCAACATAAATACGTCATCTAATAGTTGATGTGGGAAGAATGGTATGGCTTGGTTTACACCATTGGCCATAAATACTTCAGGTAAACCGTTAACTGCTTCTCTACCAACAAAGTAGTTTGATGCTATTTCACGGTCACGTTTTAATATAAGTGAGCGAACGTTTAGATTCTTTGCAACCTCAGGGTCTAAACCTTCTTTAGTTGCTAGATTACTCATTAATTCATCTAGTTTAGTTAATAAAAAGTTTGAACGTTCAGCATTTGTTTTAAGTAAACCATAACCATTTAATGTTGTTGTTATGGCTCTTTCGCTGTATCCAGCAATTTTCATCCAGTCATCTAAACCACGTGCAACTGAATCAATGTCATCTAGTTGTAAGATTGCTACGTTTCTAAAGTTACGTCCGTATGCTTTAGATAAACGTTCAACAACTCTGATAAGTCTAGTGTCAAGTTGTGCAACAGTTGGCATAGCAATGCCTTGTTTTTCAAGTTTTGCTAACTGTGCAACAGTTCCAACATATCTATTACCAAGTAATCCAACCTTTAACGGTTCGCTTACTTTTTCAGGGTTCTTACCAATAAATGTAATAAGTTTATTTAGAACATCTTCAGGACTTTTTGCTAATGATAGTTCTTGTGCAAGGTTAAAATCAATTTTTGTACCAAATAAACGCCAAATACGTTCAGGGTTACCAGCATATGTTGCTATAACTTTAGCAAGCATCTGTGATTTGCTACCTAAAAAGAACTTTGCTGCCATATCGCGGTCAAGTTTCATACCTTCGTCTAGGTAATCTGCTATTCCTGCTTCAGTTTTTAACGCTTCTTCATACTTTTGTGAAAGCGTAACAATGTTTTTTTTGTCTCTAGCAACTTGTTTGCCAAGTTTTTTAGTTTCATTGGCTAATGCTGCACGTTCTTTGTATGTTTTTTCAGCATTCTTAACACTTAGACGACTATTAGCACGTACTTGTTTTGCTTCAGATAAAAGATTGTTAACGTCTGTTGCCGCATCAAGGAATGGAACTGTTGAGTCAACTTCTTTTAATGCTATTTGGTCTAATGGAATTGAACGGTAAACAATTGATGGACCATTAAAGTAAACAAATCCACCTTCTTTACCCCAGATAGAACGGACACCTTGAACTCCGTCGAATCCTATGTTTGATAATGCTGCAACAAACTCTACGCCAAAATCATCAGCAAGTTCTGTGTGTAAGTATTTGAATATGTCATCAAATGTTACTTCAGGGTTAGCAAGTAATATTTCCATTGACTGTAGTACTTCTTTTTTGACAGCCTTATCGTATCTTTTAGTAGATTGAAGGTTTTCTACAAAACGAGTGAATAAGAATTCTGGAAGTGTGAGTCCTTCTTTGTTAAGAAGTTCATCACCAAATTGAAAGTCGTGTATTTTATCTGTTAATGAGATAAGGTTTGGTTGTTCTTTTGCAGCCCAACCAACAAGAAGTGTTTTATCACCACGTGCACCGAATACGGTATTTTGATTACGTGAAGTTATTGGGGCAATAGCGTTGTCTGTAAAGACTTGTCCATCAAAAAGTGTTTTAGCATTATCTGTGTCAGCCTTTAGTCGTCCTGCTGTGGCTGATATTGTTGCTGGGTCCTCTTGACTTACTTTTTCAACAATCTTTGCAACGTTTTGTGGGCTGAAAGCCTTTTGTAATACTTTGTTATTTTTGATTGCATCGGATGTCATCTTAATGTCATCAAATGTTTCAGCATCTTTAGTGTTAGCAAGTCTTGCTTTATCTAAATCTTCAAATGCAGCAGTTTCTATTTCTCTACCTTTAGCAAAGAGTCTACCTTCTGCAAGGTTTGCTGCTGTTTGTCCTGCTGTTTCTGATGCTTTTTGTAATTCATCTAAACTTTGTGATACAACTGTAGGAAGTTTATCTGCTTCTGTTATCTTTGTTGCAAAACCAACACTTGCTTTAAGTGCTTCTTCTGCTTTAGATACACCACGAAGTGTTTTAGGTAACGCACCACCTGGAACATATGTTGATGGGTCTAATGCTATTGTTTTGATAGCATCAATTGTTCCTGAAACAATATTGTAAGCGTTTGTGTTTGGGTCAATGCCAACACCGTTGGCTGCGTAACGACCAAAAGTAAAAGCCTCGCCGTTAATTTTTCCGTATGCTGATGCAGCGTCGGCTTGTGCACGACCTACTGAAGAGTTTGGGTCAACAAAGAAACCTGAACCTGAATCTACTTTACCGTCATCAAGAAAATCTGCCCATAGTTGGTTAAATGTTATGTCAGGGTTTGCAAAAGGTAAAGGGTTTGTTGTTGGTATTTCACCGTTTGCTCTAGCGTATGCGCGACGTGCTAAAGATTCAGCGTATTGTACTGGTGCGTTGAATGTTGCAAATCCTCCGCGAACAAATCCTTTAAATAAACCGTATAAAGAATCTCTTACTCCACCTTTTTCTTTAACAGAATCTTTAAGTGAAGCAATTTCTTCATTACTTTTTTGTAATTGTGCAATACCATCTACTGATGCAAGGTCTTGCATACCTGGTGTTGTTGAGTTCATTCCCATTGCTGCTGAACTTACAATTGTATCTAATGATAAACCTGGCATATTTTTTGTCAGGTCAGCAATGTTATCTGAAATCATCTTCCCAGTTGTTGGGTCAAGACGTGTTTTAAATTCTTCTAAAGCAATTCTGTTAACTTCAGATGTTGATAGACGTGGAATAGAGTTGTATGCAACGTCTGGTATTTCGTAAAATTGTGGGTTTCTGCCAACCATTACCTGTTAGTCCTATTCAAAACTTCAATGATTCTACGGTTTTGTGAAGTTGGGTATTGAGCATAAATAGCGCGTGCTATTAGAGCAACATTATCCTGTGGATTCGTTGAATTTTGAACAGGTAATTCAGATGCACCAGCACCTGGACCAGCGTTACTGCCATCAGTTACAGGCTGATTTGGGTATCGTGTTGGTTCTGGTAATGATGTTACTGGTGGTAGTTGTTGTGCATTTATTCCACCAATAAGGTTTGTTGACGGAAAAGTTGCTGCAGGTATTGCTTCTCCTGCTACTTCCGCGCCCATCTGTTGCTCCATTTGGGCTTTTCGGTCACCGTAGTTTCCACCTGTGCCGAGTCTAACTGGCTGTGCCATTAATCCTCATCTTCTTCAACATATTTGTTGTCAATTTCGTATACTGCTGCGTCAAGCATCCCTTTAAGTTTCCATACTGGGGATTTACCGTCATCTATTACGTGTAGAAAATATTTACCGTCTGAATTTATCATCTCTACAACTGTTATAATACCTGTTGCCATACCACCCATTGGGTGTAAATCTTGTATCCAAGAATCTAATGCTTCTTGAAATTGTTTAACATAGTCAGGTTTAGTGTTCCTATTATCTGACATATGTTTTCCTTAAACTACTTGTTGGCGTTGAACTCTTGCTGACATTTGTGGTGAACCTGCTCCACTTATTCCAGCCATCAATGTCATTAAATCTGGTTGGGCTTGCATTTCAGGAGAGGCCCCAGAAGGGGCTGCGGCAGGAGCACTTGGGACGGTTTGCTCAACTGGAGACACACCTTCTGGGGTGACTGGTGCAGGTGCAGGCGCGAAGGTTTGCATTACTGCATCTTCTATTGCCATACCCTTGCGTCTTGAATCAATTACACGTGCAACTTTTTCAACAATTGGTGTTGGGTCTTGTCCGCCAACTGCCATTTGTGGAATTGCTTGCGTTAGTGCATTGATAGAACCGTTGAGTGAGTCCCTTAGTTTTTCAATTTCTATGCGTTCAGTTTCAGAGGTCACATTCATTGACCAAGGTAGTTCACGCATAACAAAATCTCTTGACACTAGGTTTGCACCTAATGCTTGTAAAGCAAATATTAAGGCTCGACCTGGGTCGAGTCCTGACATTAAACCGTAGCGTACTTCAATATTGTAATCTTTTTTAATATCACGTGATGGTTTGTATTTGATTTCATATGGTGCACCTGCTGATACACCGTTAACTGTTTTATCAAAATCAAAAATAAGTTCATCCATACGGAAACATACTTTCATTACTTCTTGGAATGTTTCTGCTAAGATTTGTTGACCTGTTTTAATTTGTGTGTCAAATGCGCCTAGCAAAGCCTGTACGCCTTGCCCTGTGATTATGCTTGCGTCTATGTTGCCTGAACGACCTTCTGGATATCGTGAACCTAGGCGCATTTCTGATTGTAAAAGTTGTGACTCTGTGAATACTGCTGGAGGAACATTGTATTGTACACGACCAATACCTGCAGGGTTACTGCTTCTGATTACAGCATCAGGTCCGAAAGAAAATTCTTGTACATCGTTTGGTAAAGCCAATGGTGCTTGAACAGATTTTTCTGCTGCTTCAAGTGCTAGGCTTGAGAAACGTGCACGTGCTAGTTGTACCCATAGAACATCATCAAATTGTCCACGTGGTTCACTGTCAATACCTGGTCTTACTGCTACACGTGTTAACATTTCACCAATTGGGTTTGGTGTGTAGGAAAGTATTGTGTTTTCGCGAGCAGGAATGTATAACATTATTTGGTCTGCATCTTCGTAACGAATAAGTTCTAGTTGTGCAGAGTATGAACCTTCGGTTCTACCGTATGGTCCAAGTATTGCACGTTCGTATTCTGGGAACTCTGCAACAAGTTCACCAACTGTTTTCATATAACGTTTAGTGTAAGAAATTAATCTACCGAAACGGTCAAATTCTGGGTATGCGCCTAGAGGATTATCTATGCGTATGCGTGGAAGTCCTGCTTCCATATCTGGGTCAACAACGAATGGTAGGAAACCGTATGAAACATACCAGTCAGCACCTGTGTACATTTGTGTTTGTAAACGTGAGTGTTGAACATAGTTGTTTGCAACAAGTGTACGTTTGTCAGCAAAGGAACGAGCCTTATCGTTTGTGCTGTTGTAAACTGAACAGTTAAAAGATGGTAGTGGTGCTAAAAGTTCTGCAATATCGCGTGCAGCAATGTCAACAAAGTTTGCTATCATTGGCTTTGGGACATCAGGTGGGAACATATCAGGATATACGTCAGCAAGGTTGCCTCTACGTACATCAAGTATTTGTCCCATACGTGTGTCGCGGGCTTGACTTCTATACTTGAGCGCGGCTACACGGTCAAAGACTTGTTCAGGGGTAAGTGCCATTTTTCCTTCTAGACGTAGAATTGTTCAGATTGTTGTGAAGCATATAGTTCATCAAGGTCAATTGTTATGCGACTATCTAACTGTCGCTTAGTTGCCCATTTGTTTGGCATAAACTTTATTGCGTTATTGTTTTTTTCAAGCCATTCACGGTTAACAAGTTCTGTGAACCATAAAGCCATAACTAAATCTGTTGGTTGACGTTTCCTCATATCTGGTTTCCAGACAATAAGTTGGTTAACTAATGCTTTGACACCTTCAGATTTTTCTGAAGATGGAAGTTCAATAAGGTTGGAACCTTTTACGAATTTGTTTTGATGAGTTGTTCCAAAGAGGCTAGCCATCGATGCAACGCCAAAGCCGACGTCCCACTTGTTATTACCAGTGTAATGCTCACGGAACTGGATTCCCCTTGAACTGAGAAAGTCACGTATCTGTTCATCTTTGGTAAGATATAATTGGAAGGCATTCTTCTCCACAACAACAACATTGGGTTGGTACTTGATAGTCCAATCCTGGATGAGGTTTTTAATTTTTTCAGGGGTAGGCTCTGTCATATTCAGAGCATCTAACACATAACGTTTACGTGTTGACATTTCTGTGGCAACAACAACTGCTGCTGTTGCACCTTCCATTGCAGGGTCAATACCCATAACAACACGGAAGTTACCTTCTTTAGGATGCCCTGGTGCGTCAGGGTTTATGACACCTGTTTTACGCATACCGTTAACGGAACCTTGGATACATAACGCTGGGAATATGGCATCTTCTTCAACATCTTGTTGCTGATACACCATAGCCCAAGTGTTAGGTGTTACTTCTGAGCGACGTTGGAATAGTGCAGGACCATCCCACTTTTGATATAAGCCATCGGCGTCGGGTGTGGTGTCCTCGTCACCATCCCAAGGACGGTCACTTCTGGACCACAACGTCACCCATTCATTAGGGTTCTCCGCAAAATCCAATACTGCTGGCATAGCCAGATATGTGAAAGGGGATTTACCACCAGACCAATGTTCAGGATTACGGAGTTCACGATACAGGTCGTTAGACCCAATACGTGTACCTACAATCAACAGTTTACCGTTTTTACCCAATCGGGTAATAACTTCCTGTTGAAGCCATTTTATTTGTTTTTCCCACTCGTGGGCATTAGCACCAGTGATACAATCATCAAGAATAATTAAATCAGCGCGGGCACCATAAATTTGTCCACCCATACCAAGGGCTTGAATAGTAGGGTCTTTCTCAGAAGAATCCCTAGCCTCAGAACCAAGATACACAGTGTCAGTACGCCAAGTATCAGCATCCCCCTGCCAACCACCCTCAGGGCCAAACACTTGCTGCAACTTACCCCACCTAGGGTGAGACAAACGTTGCTTAATAGCGTAAACAAACTCGCGTGCCTTATACAAAGTCTTAGACACAATGATGATACGAACGTTAGGATTCATAGCAATCCGAAACGTAGAATAATTGATAGTTACCGTAGTAGACTTGGCGTGCTCAGGAGGCACATTAATCAACAACCTGTTACGAGCAGCAGGCTCATACACCATACCAGGATGCAACCATTCAGGCTCACCCTGCTCCAACAAAGAAATAAAATTTCTTTGATGAGGGAAAACCTTCATCTCCAAATACTTAGACGAAAAGTCCTCAAACCCAATATTAAACTTATCAGAAGCCTTAGCCCCAGACCTAACAGAATCGCGCTCCGTCCGAGCGTTATCTAAATCTTCCCTAAACTGCTTATCAGACTTAACCCAATACTTCACAGTATCAGGAGAAACCCCAGCCACCTTAGACGCATCAGCATTAGTCATACCCTGACCAATAGAAACAAGATAATCCTGTCTCTTCTGCATCGACGCAGCCTTACCGTGATGAAAATCCCCAGCCTTAGCAGCCATAAAAATCCCATCATAATTATATATATAATAAAGCAGACTCTCCAAAGAGTCTGCTATAAACTACCCTACAGCCTTCAATACCAGGCTGAAAAAAAAACCCTTACATATATACTAATCCGTTACCATACCATTTGGTAACGCAACAAAACAAAAAAACTTTCACAAACCACAAAACCGCAGGTCAGAGCATTACACGTTGCCAGGCAAATAACCCAAAAAAGTTAAAAAAGGGACTGTTGCGTCCTAGGGTTTTGGGGATTTAATACCCTCGGTTAGGGTTTTTGGCCTCATAGGTTGTTTGTGGGTCAACTATCTCCTGAGGTTGTCTAGTACGGCCTAGACATACCTATTTTGTGAGGGAATTGAGGGGGTATTTGACCTAAGGGGGGCTATCGTGTAATGTCGTTCTTGTCACTCCGTTAGAGGTTAAGCAAGGGTCGACAGGCCTCGCACTCTCTCTCCGAGAACCAAGGCAGAATGAAAGATAACTCCATAGCGTGATTACTTGCTTGAGGTGTGCCTCAAGTTGTCTAGTACTCCTAGACGATTTGAGGGGCATCTCAAGGCGAGATG